GTTTGCAAAAGCATGTCGATGGGTCGCAAGATTACTATGCGCAGATTCTGAGCATAGCGATACAGACCGAACCAAGAACTCATGTGTTTTCTCCTACCTTTGGAGTACTTGACCCATCATTTAGAGGAATAGACAGAGGTGTATTTGTTCTGAATGCATCACGATTTGTTCCAGAAGTAAAAATAACAGGACTAAGAACAGACATCGACCCTAATGGGAATTCGCTAAAAGTTGAATTTTCCTTCAAGATAAAAAGCGAGATATAAAAATGCCAGCTGATTTTTCACAGTATGTAGACTTGACCATTTTTGATGCTCAACCAGGTGACATTTATCTCGAAGCAATCGAACTTGCACGGACAACTCTTCCAGAATTTAATCTTAGAGTTGGAACTCCAGAAGACGCAATATTCCAAGCAATGGCATATATGAGTTCTTTGGTTATTTCTTCAATAAACCGAATTCCAGACAGGTTGATGGAAGGAATAGTCAGCATGATGGGCTTGTCCAGACAGGTGGCAGTACCGGCAGAGATTGACGTGACTATAACTATTGGAAACTATTCTGGAGGAACTGTTCCTGCAGGGACCGTGTTTAGCTACGAAACATTGTTTGAAGACGAAGTCCAACAGTATGTTTTTCAAACAGTTGAAGCAATATTGATTCCTGAAATTGAACTACCAGAGCCAGGAGACGATTATCCTTCTGCGTCGGTTCAAGTAGTTGCATTGTCTCCAGGAGTAATACCTCCAATAACCACACCTGGAACGCAGCTAACGGTTTTGAGCGCAGGAACGAACATACTTTCCGTTGAGACATTTGACAATTTCAGAAACGGAATAAATGGCGATAACGACTATGACTACCTTTCAAGGGCAACAACATTTCTGCGCTCATTAAGCTCGGCTATCACAAAGTCAACACAGGCCGATTCATTTATATTATCGAATTACCCAGAAACCGTAACAAGAGTAAAAACATACGACTTGACATATGGAGAAGATGGACTTGGTGATATATCTGTAAAGCGTGCTCATACAATTGTAAATACATATCTACAAGACAATCTTGCGACTGTTGAGGCTGGCGAAAATCACTTATTTGTCGTAGGGGATGTGGTCTCTCTTTACGATTGTGGAGGGCAGTTCAACGGAGAACGCACAATAACAGCAACATCAGACACAACTTTCTCTTTTGTTAGCGTTGGCACAAACTCTAGCAGCACGGCTGTTTCTGGAACTGCTTCGGCAGGAGTTGACGTAACAGGCAATATAACTATTTTTGCATATGGAATCAACTCGCTGCTTACGTCTACAGAAAAACAAAACATATTTTATCGAATTTCAGAAAAAGCAGTGGCTGGTCTAAACATATACATTAGAGACCCAGATTTGCTTCAGCTAAATGTGACTTCCTCGATAGTTCTTGACCCAACATACGAACAAATAGAGTTGGAGTCCTCAATTGAAAATATAGTTGCCAACTATTTAAGCCCAATTGAATTTCCATACACGGAAGACAGGGTTAGAAAGACTCGGCTTATTTCGCTGATAAGTAACATACCTGGAGTTGTTTATGTCCAATCGCTTTCTCTTTCTCCACTCAACGACGGTTGGCTGCCACAGTTCGACGATGATTTGATTTTCCTTAATAAGGGAAGCCTCCCATTTATCTCTGTTGAAGAATTGGATTTTACGTACACGCTGGCTCCGGAGTGACATGGCAACAACGATAAATCTTTTATCAGATGAAGCCGGCCTATATGCTGGTTTTTCTGCTAGTGCTGGCTATTCGGCTTTCCAAACACCATTGCTTTGGACTGCAGATAACAGCACGATAGAGCTTATCCCTACAGAGTTTTTAACTACAAAACGAAATGTGGTTCGAGTAGCGCCAAACATCTCTGGACCAATAAAGGTTTATTTGCTGAATCAGGAACTATCGACTGCGGTTTGCGGAAGAATACTCTCATTCAATGCAAAAGTCAAACCAGGAAATCAATCTAACATTTCAGCAAAACTGGTTATTGATGGTGTCACGGAAGAAGATGGAGTTTCACACCTCTTGTCCGGAGGTGTATATGGAGCAATTCAATCAAATAGGGTTGAAGTTCCAGATGATGCAACAATTCACTATGCATCAATCGAAATCACAATCTCTGGACATGAAGCGCAGAACATATTCATAACCTATCCAAACTTAATTGACGACGAAGCTTTTTATCAGAATAATTTTGTTCCTTTAGCAAGAAACTTTATGCCTGATTTCTATTGGGAAATAGACGGCTTAGAACTGCATCCGACCGCTCCGTATCACCGTCTTATAGATATATTCAGCACTGCCACAAATGACGTATACGAGGAATACAAAGCGATATATCCGTTTGAATCTGGAGAACTAAACGTCCCAGATGATGCATCTAAAATTTATTCAAAAAGCGTCCTTGTTAATCCAAGCGTAGTGCGGTCTAAGTACGCCAACTGGCTTGCCCAATTCACTGGTGCTCAAGCAAAAAGAAACCTTTCTAGCTCTGCTGGATATAACTACATGGACAATCTTTCAAGTGAGCTAGATTTTCTTAGATGGCAACTTGACTCTTCTGCCTATGGTTTTTCTGCTGGCGATAGAGGGTCGATTCTTGAGGCTGTTGAAAAAGTTCTGACAAGAACAAAAGACGGTGAACCTACAACATTCTCTGTTTCAGTAACCACCAGCTACGAAGACGACCCCTGGTCGATATTAATAAAAACAATCGAAAATGAAACATTGGACGCCAGCGCTGGAGAGCCAAGCAATTTTATTCTTGCTGCAGTTGAAGGTGCAAGGCCTCTTGGCTACAAGATAAACCATTTAACAGTTGAAGCCTTCTATCTGACTTTAAATGATACTTCACTTGGAAGCTTGAACGAACAGTCCCTTTCGCCAGTAACTTCGCTACCAGGGGCCCCAGATGACGTCTCAGTCGACTCTACGACCCCGACAAGCGTGACGTTGACATTTACGCCGTTGTACGGGTTGAACCTAGATGGTGGTGGCGTTATTTCAAACTACGAGTATTCGCTGTCACCAGATAACGTAACCTACTCTTCCTACCTGCCGCTCAGCCCAGTCAGGGGCCACCCCCCGATAACCATAACTGGTTTGACCCCTGCAACAAACTACTGGGTGAAGTTAAAAGCAATAAACGACCTAGGAACTGGAACGGATGAATCGGTAGCTACTTCATTCACTACTTCATAAAAAATAGACGTGATAAAATCAACTTTAAATATTGAGGAGAATTAAAAATGGCTGGTGCAGGAGTAAAATTATTCAATTCTGGAGAGGTGCTTACTGCTGCGCAGTTAAACCAGTTCATCATGGACCAGGCGGTCACACGATTCCCAGATGAAGAAGCGCGCGACCTTGCTTTTGGTGGAGCAAACCAGCCAGCATTGTCCGAGGGGAGAATTTGCTATTTAGATGATTCAAACAAAATTCAATTTTATGATGGGATTCAGTGGCAAGACTCTGACCAGTTTGTTGTCGGTGATGGAGCAATAACTGAAGCAAAACTTGCTGCTGGCTCTGTTACATCTTCAAAGATAGGTTCCGGCGCAGTTGAAGCTTCTAACATCGCCTCTGGAGCAATAACCAATACTCAGGTTTCTGCATCAGCAGCAATTGCTTATAGCAAACTAAACCTTGGAACATCCATAGTTAATGCTGACGTCAGCGCTTCTGCGGCAATAGCCGATACGAAGCTAGCAACCATTGCTTCTTCTGGAAAAGTTTCCAACTCAGCAACAACCGCAACATCAGTCAATACCGCATCGGCGATAGTGGCAAGAGATGCATCAGGTGACTTCGTAGCCAATAAATCAACACTTGCAACAGTTGACGTATCAACAGTTATAGAAACTGCGCTTATTGTTGCATCACCAGCAGCTTCAACTGTCAACATAAATTTCAATACGAGCCCAACGGTTTATTACACAGGAAACTCGACTGCAGACTGGACATTAAATGTCAGAGGCACTAACAGCGTCACCTTAAACAGCAGCATATCAACTGGTCAAATTGCAACTGTTACATTTATTGCAACAAATGGCTCAACCGCGTACAGACCAACGGTATTCCAGGTTGATGGTTCTGCAGTTACACCAAAATGGATGGGTGGTACTGCGCCAACAACAGGAAATGCAAACTCCCTGGATGCTTACACCCTTGCGATAATCAAAACTGGAGCAGCAGCTTTTACTGTGCTTGCCAGTCAAACAAGGTTCGCATAAGGTTATATGCCTTTTCTCAATCGAATTGGTAGCGGAGCAACCAAGAAATTTGGTTTTGGTGCAGGTGTAAAACCTGGCGCGCCAACGATTGGAACTGCGACACGTGGAGACCAGCAAGTTAGCGTTGCTTTCACGCCACCAGCTGCGCTTGGAACAGGTACTCCAACATATACGGCAACTTCAAGTCCTGGTGGATTTACCGCTGTTGGTTTTAGCTCTCCACTCGTCGTTACAGGCCTAGCCAACGGAACCGCTTACACGTTTACCGTAACGGCAGAAAACGCTTTTGGATTTTCAACATCAGATGCGTCCAACAGCGTTACACCAGCTGGAGTTCCTGCGCAAGTTGCCACGCCGACAGTAAGCCTTCCAGCAACTTACGGGAATACAACTGCTTCTGTCAGCTGGACGGCTCCGACAACAAATGGCTCGGCAATTACCGACTACTTTGTTCAGTTCTCCAGCAACGGAGGTTCGAGCTGGACGACATTTACCGATGGAGTTTCAACAGCAACATCAGTGACAGTAACTGGGTTGACAAACGGAACCGCTTACGTATTTAGAGTTGCAGCAGTCAACTCTGTTGGAAACGGCAGCTACTCAAGCGCATCTAACTCCGTAACACCGCTTGCAGGCAAGATTCCGACACCGGTAATTGGAGATATTGCAGAGACAACAAGCTCAATCCCTTGGTGCTTTGACACTACGTACTACAACAACTACACCCCCGTACAGGATGGCGGTACATATAACTACGTTTACTATAACTTTAACGTCAATGCCCCAAATGACCAAAACGGCACTTGCCATGGTTGGACCGGTCTTGGAGAGAATGTTTACAGAAGTACATACCTAAAAGTCACAAAGACGGGTTGGGCTGATTCTGACGCTATATTCATCGAGGAAACCACGAACGTCTATGTTGCTCCGCCGTTCTTCCCGTTCTTCCCAACTTTCGACCCATGTGCTGGGTATGTATGCGGAGGCGCCTATGCACCGCTATATGGGTTCAACGACTGCAACCAAGCCTCATTTGACCAAGGTTGTTTCTTCGGCGGTAAATGGACAGCGTACGGCGACCCAAATTGCGGTTGTCCAGCAACATTCGCAGCATTCACTGGTACTTGTTGCGGACTATTGGAATGCTGTTCTTAGGAGACAGCTGTTAAGCTCTTGTGACCATCATTTGTTTTTAAATTAAAGTTGAATTAGGAGAAAAATGAGCGACTCAGAAAAAGCAAGGATACCAATGCCAGACCTGACAGGGTTTCCAACATTTGTGTATGTTGTTGACGGACTCGTAGCCTGGGTGGAAGTCCTCCACCCAAACGATGAACGAAAAATTGCTATATTGTCATCCAACCCGGTTATGCATGTTCTTGAAGGTGGATTTCCAGCACATGGAATTGTGCCAAGAGTCGACACCGAATGGCCGATTTAATCATACTTTAGGATGGTAAAAATGTCACCTTGGCAAGAATATAAAAAGAAACTTGGGACAACACGCCCATGGGACATGGTCAATCCAAACATTGAGCATGTTTCAGAAACGGAAGCTTCAGCGCGAATGGCTATATGCGAAGAATGTCCAAGCCTTCTAAGGGCTACTCATCAATGCAAAGAGTGCGGATGTTTCATGAAGCTAAAAACGAAGCTAAAGAACGCCAAGTGCCCAATAGGTAAATGGTAAAGAAGTTTTTTGATTCAAATCTAAAAACTGAGATAATCGACTGATAAAAATTTAATACCTGTTTCTTTCATAGAAGCCTATTTCTTTCACAAAACCAACCACAACATATCTTACTGGTCCGTCAGAAACGGTCTTTACCCCATGTTCGTATTTACTGGTTCCCGGGAAAAATAAAAGGTCTCTAGGTTTTGGTTTTAAAAAAATTCCTAGATTTTTGGAGAAAATTTCTCCAGAACTGTAGTCGTCATTTATGTATACTATTGCTGCATACCTGATTGATGGGTCGGTGTCTTGGTCAACATGGGATTTCAACTCCGTCCCTGGCGGCAATCTCTGTACGGTGGATAGGCCGCCAAGAGCCAATGATGGGTCACATTCAAAAAGCATTGCCGATAGGCGCTTGTGCATAGATTTACTAACATCACTTCCCTGAATGCTTAGTGTCTTGTCTGCCCAACCCTGGGTGATTTCAAATTTTCCCTCTGCAATTAAGTTGTCGATATCTTTTCTTCCAAACTTGAGCATGCAAAAACTAGAAATGCTGGACATGTAGTGTGTTTCCCAGTCTTTTTGCGTGGTGATTTCTATTGCGCCATTTATTGCATCCAGCTCATCCTGTGTTATGAAGCTTTTAACCCGAATCAACTCGTCGGTAACTTCTTCAAATTCCAGATTATTTAACTTGAGTTGAAGCAAAAAGTTTTCAATCATTGGCAACACCACAAACAGCTACAATATCCCTCAACAAAATAACTATGATTTATTTGTTTTTCATTTCTAAGCCTATAATCTGTATCTGGCTTATAGTCTCTACTATGAGTGACATATTGCTGGTCGAATATTTGCGCCACTTTAGACCTGTTTAAAGCAACTGTATTTATAAATAATCGAAATGTATCTATTATTTCTGGTTTTGCATTATTTTTGAGTCTTTCTTCATTTTCTTCAAAATGGTTTTTTACTTGATATAAAAGACTAAGACCTATTTCGCTATTTGATTTAAGAATATAATTACAATTGTTGGACCCAGGACGCCCAGCTATTTGGTCTCCATTTGGCAAGGCAACCATTTCTATTGCGCTATTCAGCCCATCAAGTATTGGCTCCATATTTGATATTGGAATTGAATCTAAATCCGCATACATGCCGCCATAAACACAGGTCACAGAATATCTCCAGATATCCGATTGAGTCATTCCCGAATAATTGTCATATATTTCGGCCTCAATTGGAGATAGGCATAAAATATCTATTACTTCTTCCCGTCTTTCTTTGGGGTTTTTAAAGTAGTACTTCCAGTCTGGATATGTGTTTTTCCATAAGTTGCAACATTTTTTAAAAGATTCATGGAGTTCTTCAAAATCGCACTCATATGTTTGAAATATGTTTTTATTCCACATTTCAAATTCTTATACTGTTATACAATTTTCGATTTTGTTGTGTCATTTACATACAATCTTAACACTTTTACTTCGTGCGAACCTATGGATTCGTTCTTCTCGTTTACTGCATCCCTGTACCAGTCGGTAAATTCTCCAGCTCGGTTAAGTTTTTGCGCTGCATTTCCGTAACTTGCATTTGCTTGAAGTCTTGTGTTTTTTGGGTCCGAATAAGTTGTGATATTTATTGACGAATTATTCAAAGCGGTTAGTGATATCGGTATTATTGTGGCAATTGGTGTCCCAGCTATTATTCGTGTCTCCGCATTGGCATTTTTTGCTTTTATTGCCAGAGGTAGCGGGTGGTCATAAAATGACGTGCTAATAAAGTTGGACATTGTCTCGAAATCATTATTAAAATAATTGACTGGATTGATTGTCAAAAGACTTATGTCTTCAGCGGTTTTAAAAATTAGTCCGGTGTTTAAACTTATCGAAGACTGACCCCTGCCGGCATATGCACCAATAGGGCTTGTTATTTTTATATGGTCTGGGGTCTGGTCGTTGATTCCGTCCCATGTAAAAACTATGTCTTCTTTACAGGAGAGGCTCCACCCGACCACATTTGCTTGTGTGACCGGGAAGCATCTATACGCGTGGTTTCCTGATGTTTCGTCCATCCAATCCCTTTTTACGGACATCTGAGAGATTTCAAAAATTGAACCGTGTTGTTTTTCAACAGAAATTTCAATCATTTCTCATCATACCATTTTGCGTCGTACATATCTGGCGTATGATATTTTTTACTGTAATCAAGCATGGTTACGATTGAGTACTTTGTCCCTGCGGTCACCGGCATGGCTTGATGTGGATACATGTAGTTTGACGGAAATATATAAAGGTCTCCAGCCAGCGGCTTTATTTTTAAATTTTGCAGTCTAAAAAATAGCTCTCCGCCTTCGTAATCGTCGTTGACATATCCAACCAACGAGACCGTGCAGTTATATGAGAATCCGTGGTCTTGGTGTTCTTTGAAGTGCTGACCTGGGCCATACTTAACAAAATTCATTGCTTCCCAATACTTGAGGGACGCTATGTTGTGTTCTGAGCGATAGTCTCTGACGGCAGGAAGTGCGGATTCATAAATGTCCTGCCAAAGCGATTGTAGATTCAAGCTAACAGTGCTTTTGTCGTGTTCAATATCTGTTTTTTTAAATTTAAAATCAACACAGTCTCTGTACTCGGGCATTAATTCTTGATATCCGACATATGCTGGCTGCCAACTATAGCCAGTTGTGTCGCCGACTGGTTTTAGGTTTGATTCAATTCTATTAATAACATCAAACTCTGGTTTAATTATGTTTCTATAACACTTTATACCGTTTCCTAAATCAATTTTTTCTGCCCATGTTTGCATCTCGTGGCCCTTATTTGTATTTTCTTCTCGACCAAACTTTGTTTTTATAAACTCCACCATCTGGCTGGCGGTAAAATATTGCATTGTCCATGTATTTGGACTGCATTTCTTCTTGTCCCAACATTTCCACTTTGTGTTCCCAGTCTTCTCTTTTGAACGGGAAAATCTGGAGATAGGGAGTCCCAGCAGGTATTACGCCCTCCCAGCCCTCAATGAGGAAAAACGGAAAACTTCCCAGTAAATGAACCTTATCTGAGTCAACGATTCCTGTTGTGTTCAAGAATGGAAGGTCAAACCTATTCATCGGCGTCATAAACAAGGCACTATAACCTTCTGGGAGCTCTAAGCCCCAGTCAGCAAACCATGCAAAATGGTGGTCGTAATAACCCTGTGGATGTACGAAATTCGGCATCGGCGTTCTTG